TAAGTCATATCTTTTGTTTTCATAATGCCATTTTACTTTCTGGATTATGTCTGCAAAGTCTTTTTCCCATTTAACTAGTGTTTCTGAAGAAACTTGGTAAGGATAAACTTGGTTATACTTATCAATCACTATAAATGTAATCTGTATATTCCAATCATCATCAACATTGAACTTTCTTTTTGCAAGAATACTGTAAATTACTGCTTGAATCCAGTATCTATAGTACTCAACTGAGTCCGGAAAGTCTTGTATTGATTTACCAAGTGTCTTTAAGTCATTGATAAATAGAGTTTTTGAATTGTAATCAACAACTACATTATCAAGAACACCATGAAAACCAAAAGGTAAATCTTCAAGCTCAGCTTTAATGTGCAACTCATTGTAAGCTTGGATACTTTCATCTGCTTCATCTTTGTCTAGCTGTAATAAAGCTCTCACATCTTTATTACTTCTCAGTACTTCAACGGCAACCTTGCAGCCATCCAAAGTAGGTTGATCTACTGTTGTTTTGTCTAGACTAAGTTTAAGAAAAGCAAAATACTCAATGTTTTCTGGTGTCAGAATCTTGTCAAGTCTTTGTTGATCTGTCTTGAGTGTTTGATAAAGATTTGCTGTGAGTAGATGTGTGAGTATCTCTTGTGAGTAGTCTCCCAAAGTTAATGTATTATTTCCAACTACCAAATGATATTTGAAAATACTGTCAATTATTTTTCTTTGGCTATCAGTAGGGAATTTCCCCGGCATGGATATAAAGTAATCATCATACTTGTCAGGCTCAAATAAGAGACAGTGAAGGACGCGCCCTCCTACAAGATGCGCGTCAGTACTGTCCTCTCTCTGATTTAAAACATAATGATTGTAAAACATAACCGGTGAAAACAAAAGCTTATTAATGCCACTATAGCTGAAATAAAACTTTTTCTTGTAAAACTGTTCTAGTTCATCAGAACCAATCAAAGTCTGTATCATTTGTCTCTTCTATTTGCTGGTTATTTGATAGTAATTCTGGTTCTTCCGCCAGGTTATTTAATTCAGATTCGGAAACAGGATTTGCTTCTTCTAATGCTATTAACTCTGACTTAAGTTCATTTCTTTCAAGATTAGTAAATGCCGCTACCATATCTTCATCAGCTATTTCAAGCTCTTCAATTTCCTCTTCAGGTTCTGCCTGGATATCAACAACCTCTGGTTGATAATCCTGAAGTATTTCATAAGTATAATTATTATTCAATAAAGCTAGAGTATCTTCATTAACAGTAACTGTTTTTACTTTGAAATATCTTGAATCACCACCACTCATAATTTCACTATGATATTTATCCATGATAACATTAATCTTGTCAATATCAAGAACACCTTTATCAGTAAGGGAATTCATAACACCATCAATATCAGTATATAAGTAATTTTTATTCTTACCTAGATAGCTAATAAGACTTTTGAAATTAACATGGTTCTTAGTATGTGTATTACTTATCACATTTGCAAAATCTTTAAATAGGAGCTCTATATAAAGTAAACTTTCTTTGTAGTTACAATTAGCCATAATTTCCATTGCAAGAACATGATTGTCTTTATCAGAACTCTTGAACATATCAGATATTTGCTCAAACATAATAGCATCAATAACTGCAGCATCTTCACCATTTACATGTACTAGTAATGCATCTTCCGGATACACAGTTACAGTAGCTAATTGTTTTAATACACCTTCATAAGATTCATCAGCAGAATAAAAAGCATGTGAATCATAGTTCATGCTATCTGCAATCCCACATGCCATAATTTCTGCATACTTAGGATGACTAATTGATGTATTATTTTTAAAGTACCAGCCACTGAATCTTACAATAATCTTATCTAGTGTATAATGCTCAAATGCAGCATTAATCTTTTCTAGATAGTAATCATCCATCTGATCTTTTATGCAATCAATATAAGCTAGAAATATAGATTTAGAAAGAGTGTTATGCCATTGTCTGCTCATCATTTTATGCATAGTACCATTACCAGCAAAGATATGAGTAGCATCATTTATATCTCTTACAGTTTTAATTTTATGCTCAAGACTTAAGTCTTTTAGTTTTATTCTTGGAATATTAACTCCCGGCAAAAAGTAAAACTTATCTCCTTTACTTGGAACATAAGGTTCAGTTGTATAATTAAGAGTTATTTCATCTTTAGACAATACCATAGGTCTGATATCAACAGAATAGTCATCAATATCAAATTCTATTTGCAAATATAAATCCATTGTTTTAATGTTTAAAAAGGGGAGTATTACCTCCCCTTATGTTTGTATTAATTTGATTATAGTTTCTTTTAGTGGGAAACTGCTTAATGTTTGTCTTACTTGACAGCCATCTTTACCACGTGTTGATTCATCATCAACTGAGCAAACTTAGTCTTGTTACCATTTACAATCTCCTTAATCATATAATATCTAAGGTCATCTGTAAATGCATCACAGTCTGTAGTAAGTTTAATTAATCTCTGAACCATAGGTGCCGGAATACTCTTAGTCTCTGCAAATACCAATGAATAATTTATCAATCTGGTTGCGATTACACTTGATATATCTGCTCTAAAGTCATCATCTTTACCAACAGCATTTGTTAATGCATTCATTACATACTGCTCATCCTTGGTCAAAGTATCTTCAGGACTAATAATTCTATCTAACTTATTGTTAATGAACATAGTAAACATAGAACTAAAGTCTACACCAACAGAACCCTCACCAATCATTTGAATTAAAGGCAAGCTATCCTCAAACTTAGGAACAGAACTAATTGCATTGAAGAATGTAGTGATTGCTCTTGGATTAATTCTTTGAGTTACAAGTTCCGGGTGCATCAACATAAAATTGATACATCTACCATCTATTCCTGCAGTCTCAGCCCACTTAGCCCACACATTCACATCATACTTTAACTCAACAGAAATAAATCTTGTCTTCTGAGCTACATCAAGACTAGTAACATTATAGTCACCATTGTCTGGATTAGTAGTTAAGATTACATGCCAGTTCTTAGGAAGCTTCCATGATACATATTCTTGACGGTCCAAGATTTCCATGGTAGCTTGCATAAATCTATGGTCAGCTCTGGTATAATCATCAAGAATCAAGAAACCACCTTCTCCTTTACCCTGAATCCACTCAGGAGCAGCATGTGACATGCGCTTACCAATTACTTTATATCCTTTCTTTACAGCTGCATCTATCTGAGCTTCATTAATCCAGGTAGTTTTACCTTCTGCATTTTGTATTTCAAATTCCTTAACAGGAAAACCAACTAAGTCACCTAATTCTTCTAACTGAGACAAATTAAGCTTTACCACTTGCATATTCATTTCTTTACCCAACTGCATGATAGCTGAAGTCTTACCAAGACCAGCATCACCTTCAATATTTACAGCAACCGGAACCTTACCTTCTGCTTGAATATGTTGGTTATTATTAACCATATGCTTAATAAAGCTCTTTAACTCTTCTACATTTAATTGTACTTGACTCATGTTTTTCTTTTTACTAATTAATATTTCCAATTTAATCCTATCTCAAATAAAGGTGTGATATGCAAGGCATATACATTAGCTTTATTATCAACATTACTTTTACTTACACCAACTAAGAATGGAATAATCCAATAAAAGTTAGTTTCTAATTTTCCACTGTACTTTTTCATAACTCCAATTTGATAACCTTTCCAGGAAGGCTGTTGTTCATATATGATCTTTCAGACAAAACCCATAGAACATTACCTTTAGGTTTTACATTGGCATCACATTCACCATCAGTAAAATATACTAGACTAGTAAACTTTTTACTATTCTCATTATAATACTCTAAGACAGGATCAAAATAAGTTCCTCCTCTACCATGGACGGCAATTTCATTCTTGCCTCTATACGGTTCAATACTTCTAATATGTGTATCACATTGTACTACAGTAATATCTACACCAGCTTTATAAATATGATGAATCTCATTCATAAATTCAACTAGTTCATCATTACTTACAGAACCAGAAGTGTCAATGGCTAACAACATATGTTGTTTCATCTTGATCTTAAGACCCGGATTGTCACTGAATCTTCTATTCTCTTTTCTCCTAATCTTCTTAGTAAAAACTTTAGTACTTACACCAGTAAATCTTCTGATATAACCCCGCCAATCAAACTTAGGTGGTACAATTTCCTCTACAACTATCAACCCTTCAATCTCTCCAGGAACAGTACCTCTCTTTTTCTCAGTTTGTTCTTTAGCATCAGTTAATACTTTCTGTAACTGCTTGTCAATTAACTTTTGCTCAGCTTCAGTAAGATTGTCAAAGTCTTCCCATGTACCATGATCCGGAATATCTCCATTTTCAATATCATCAAGAAGACTATCCATATTCTTATCACCACAGGTACCATCCTTCTCTTTCTTTTCCTGAGCTTCTTTAAGCTTGTCATAATAATATCTACAACCAGCTTTTCTATCAAGATTCATGTCAGCATAATCATCAATCATGATACCTCTACTAGGAAGTTTATCAGCAATTGCTTTTAATTCTTCTATTGGAGCATCTCTTTCTCTTGCTGCAGCAATCTCAGTTTTTATTTCTTCTTTGATTGCATCAAAATCTTCTTTACTAATATCACCACCTGGGAGCCATGCAAGATCAATATATTGATTAATCTCCATATCCATGGCAACATTAGCCAGTCTTTTATCAGAAAACTTAAAAAAGGTTGTGAGATGTCCAAATGCTATATGCAGTAATTCATGCTTAAGCAAACCAAGTCTATGTTGTTCACTTAGACTTTCCCAGAAATCATCATTAATTGTAAGCTGATAATTAATACCATTCTTACTTACACCAGCTGTAGGAACTCTTCTTTTGTCCCACAGCTTATTAAGCATAATGAGAAAGAACCCGTAATAGGGCTCAGCAAGCATTAAAGTTTTTGAAGTCCTTGCTAAACTTTCATTTTTAGTTGTTACATTCATATTATAGTATTATATTTGTACTATGGTTATAAAACAAAACAAAGGATATAAATTACCCTTATCTAAATTAGAAATAATTGATAAATATACTCATGGTGATTCATGCTATACATTAGCAAAACAATGTAATTGTACACCACAAACTATTTATTCAATCATTAAAAAATCTGGAACACCACTTAGAACATTAGCTGAAGCTGCTACAAAATACACACATGATAAAGATTTCTTTAATGAAATAAATACTGAAGAAAAAGCTTATTATCTTGGTCTACTGTATGCAGATGGTAATGTAACTAATAAAGTTATATCCATATCATTACAAGAAAAGGATAAAAATATTTTAGAAAAGTTTAAAAATTATCTTAATTATACTGGTCCATTATTAGTTATTAATAAACCAGGAAATAGACAAAATCAAACTAAACTATCAATAACTTCATCTAAACTTGTAAAAGACTTACTTAAACATGGTCTTTATCCAAACAAAGGAACAACTTTAAGTTTTCCATGCACTGTTCCAGAACATTTACAACATCACTTTATCAGAGGTTACTTTGATGGTGATGGTTGTATTTATGCAAATAATACATCTAAAGATTATTTGTTTAGCATGTTAGGACCAAAAGACTTTTTAATTAAAGTACAAGATATACTAATAAATAGTCTTGCTGTTAATAGAACTAAACTATATAATCCTAAAAACTGCAAGACTACTCAATTACATGTTTTAACTTATCAAGGCAAACAAAACATAAACAAAATTTTTAGTTTGCTTTACTTAGATGCTACTATTTTTTTAGATAGAAAATACAATAAGTTTCAACATTAAGTCTTTACTAGTTTTACTTAAACTTTGAACTTTATCCATTACTCTTTTAGTTCTATGTTAATATTAAACTTATCTGCCGGATACCCTAGTTGTTCTAGGAACCCAACCATATCAACAACAAAATTCTCTAGAAATAACTCTATAGAATCTTTACTAGCATTATCTGATGTCATTATAGACAAACATTTACCACTAGTTAAATTATCAAAACTTACAGTAAGCTTTGATAGTATTTTATGTGCTTTAGGAGCTTCTTTCTCCCAAGTACTAGCACTAAGTTTAGCATACTTGTACAATACAAGCAACTCACCTTTATAGTTTTTAAGGTCAGCATTCTCCAATGCTTGAAATGCTATAGTGTGATTCTCAGAATCACCAGACTTTAGCATGTTTAATAAATTCTTTGTTTCTTCTTTGTCAAATTTAATTTTACTCATCAGTCTTCAATTTTTAAATTCATATTAGATTTAACAATATCAACTTTATGCATGATGCATATCCACCAAGTAGATGCAATTGCTCCTGTTGATAATATTTTAAAAGTTACTATTGTACCAGCTTCACTTCTTTTAGGTTTGCTTAATATTTCTAAATTATTTCCTGGTAAAATACCTAAAGATGTATCTCCTAACTCATAACTATTATGAGGAAATGCAAAAAGAACATCCGGATTAGTAACACCTAATTGAACACTGGAATTCCATTTTGTGTGTTTTTTGTTTACTTTAACTATTGTACCTGGCACACATTGTTCTTTTTTTATCATTAATCTTCTATTTTTAGAGTTTTTATAGCCCAAGATTCAGGTTTTCCTGAAGCTATCATCGTAATCCATTCTTTTGCAGTAGGAATATATCCATTGCAATCCTCTTTGACATGTTGTTCTCCAACATATCTTGTATATACAGTAATTCCATCTGAGTTGACAAAAGATTTACCAAAAATCTTTTCTAGTTCAAATATACCTTCACTATGGTGCCGGAACATTCTGTGTTTACTATGTCCAATCCAAGCCTTAGTTTCATCTAGCCACTCATGAATAGCCTGATAATCAGACACTTGACCTTTCCATTTTCTTACAGATGATTTGCTGTGCTCTAAAGGATGCGCCATTATAGGTTATTTATATAATCAGTAATTTCAAACTTCATTTGTTCTTTTCCTTCCAAATAAGCATCATCATATAGTTCAGCTACTCTTTGGATTATCTCATCTTTTAATTCATCTGTCAATGTCTGAGTCTCAACCTCATCAATTAACCATCTTTCAAAATCTTCCATTATTCTTCTGTTTTACTTAATAAATCTCCATCATGAAAATAATCTTCAGTCTCAGTAATTCTTATGTGATTATTTATAACATATTTTCCTGAAGGAACACATATACCTACATCACCCCAACCACCTTCATTATTCCACCAGTCTTCTATATCATCAAGAAGTTTGCTTTGAACAAAATCTTCAACTAAGCTATAAAGTCCCACATCTAGATTAGTTAAAGTATATTCATTGTCCCAATCATTTACTCTATCAATTACATCTTCTGGAGTTTCACAAGGTTCTTTTGTATAACCTATCCATTCTATGGCACCGGAATCTCCAGCACCATCATATTTTACTTTAATACCAGTAATACCTATATCAGCCAACTTAAGAAGAAGACCTGTTAATTCATTTTCTGTCATAACTATTTGATTTTATAAAACCTACCTAATATATTTCCGTTTAGGAATTCTTTTTTCTCAAGCACCTCATATAAAAACTGGTGCTTTGTTTCTTGATAAGTTAGCTCCATCTGTGTAGTACATATCATAAGAATTTCTCTTTTGATAGTTACTCCAGCTTTGTGAGCATCTTTAAGAACTTTGTTACTACTATAGTAGTTCATAAAGTCAGGTCTTAGTTCCCGGCTGTATTTTTTGAGCCTTTTATCAGTACTCATAGCCAAAGCTTTTTTACCTAATGGTCTCTTTACGTTAGCAAAGAAGTTCTTCTTACCAATGTATGCAACAGACTTACCATCAATAATAGCAGTCATAATGTAAATGAACCCTACATGTCCATCAGGAATGTGTGATACATTAAACTCTTGATTTTTGTATATCCAACTCATTCTTTAATGTTTGTACTTGTAAATGTAAGTCCATCAACTCAATGTTCAAAATAGCATTTTCTTTTTTCCACAGTTCTGCATTTTCTTCAAGAAGCATGTTTTGTTCTTCAAGTGTAGATATTTCTTCTTTATAAGTATCTATCATTTCATTAAAAGTCTTTAGATCTTCTTCAACTTCTCCTTTTAAATCAAATAAATAACTATTTGCATAATCAAGATGTTTTTCAAGGTCATTTATTGTTCTTTCTAAACTCATAATACTTGTTTTAATAATGGAAATAACACTTCTCTAACTTTATCTATACCATGCATCTTAACTGAGTCTGATAGATCTTTCTCCATAGGAAGAATAATATGCTTGATTCCATACTTTATATTGTATCTCTCAGCAGCCTTAATTCCCGGATCATCATTATCAAACAGCACAATTATAGATTTATACAGTTTACTAAGTTCTCCCATAGCTTTTTCTCCAATCATAGTATTCTCACTGTCCGGAGCAATAACCTCAATATTACTAATACCAAGTTTATGAAAAGCCATTAAGTCCTTAAGTGAAGATGTAATCAGAAGATATTTGCTGTCATGCTTTAACTGGTCTGTGCCCTGAATATAATTTTCAACCTTTATAAACTTCTTATCAGTGTTCTTAGGCATATAGATTTTATACAGACTACCATCATTTCTAAAGTAACCATACATATATGGTCTTTTAAAACTAAATGAAGTTACTCTACCATCTAATTCCTCTTTCTCCATTGTAAAAAACTCTAAAGGCACCACATTATATCTATCAAGGAGCCCGGAACCAATCTTATACTTCATCCAGTACTCTTGATCCAATGAATTCCAATGCCTCATTTCATAATCAACTACCTTGAACTTATCATGGATCTTAAACTCAGTCTTTTGTACTACAACATTGTTCTTAAGATAAGAACTATAGTCATTCATAATCTTAGCAGCAGCATGTTCTCTTCCTTGTAAGTTAAACAAGTACATTACCAAAGCTATTGTATCTCCTTGATTACCAGATGAAAAGTCCTTGAACTTATAACAGTTTGATGTAGTGTCAAAATACACAAACATTGATGGTACTTTATCTTTAGGATTAAATGCAGAAAGCATTTTTATATCTTGACCTGTAAGTTTTTCCTTCAGATTTAAATAATACTCAAATACCCATTCTTTTGGTACCTGTTTTAATTCAGATATTATGTTCTTAGTTGAAATCATAGCACTTAATTAAAATAAAAAGGGAGCCAAAAGTAATATCTGACTCCCTTTGACTAGTTTAATTAGTCTAAGCTGAAATCAGTTGAAGTCTTAAATGGAACTGATAAATCATCATCATCTCCAAAGTTTTTAACCTCTTTTACTTCTGTCTTCTTTAAGTGAGTAGCTTCATCATATACCATGATCTTACCTGCTTCTGCATCTCCAAATGCATATCTTCCTCTGTCACCTTTTGGTAAATACAAATCATAGTTTGTATAACCTGTTTTACCAACATATTCTTTACCGGCAATACAGAAATCCATATAGATATTCTTAAATGGAGCAGTTTTGTTAAATGCAGCTACAAAATCTTCAATAGTCTCATGCATGTTATCTTGCTCATCAAACCATTTAGATAAACCTAAATTAGTACATAGAGTTTTCAAGAAGATCATTAAGGACTTGTCTCTTTCAATCTTGATACCGCTTTTAGTTTCACCATCTGCATATGCATACTGGCTAGCTTTTACTTTACCAATTTGACCAGCATACTTACCTTTGCTCTCATCATCTTTATCTACCATAAAACCTTCAAAACCTTCAATAGGTTCAGTTTCTACATGCAATAATAAATGCATTGCTCCTGGAATAAAAGAAAAGTTTTCCAACTCAAGGCTGTTAATTTTCAATTTATGATTTCCTGGAGAAATTGTTTTAGGAAGTCCACTACCTGCTGTGTTCAAATCTTTTGTGCTTAATGCCATTTTGTTTATTTTTAATTGTTTATATAAATACTTTATCCCATGAGGTATTTAATTCCCCATCTATCATTTCTGTAATTACTATCTCTTGATTTCTTAAATGCTCAGGTCTTGCACCGCAAGTTACCTCTTCATTTGTTTTAAAGCTAAGAATAGTCTTATTACCTTTCCTATACATGTAGCCAATTGCATCTGCATTAGCACATATTAGAGACTTGATTTTACCTGTTAAGTCAATATTTGCTGACATTACCATTTCACCTTTATCATCCACCACTTTGTCTTTAATATGACCTGAGAGAATAATTGTGGGTGCTAATGTATCAATAAAATCTAAAACTTGAAAGAATGCTTGACGGATATATAAATATCCAGCACCATTTGGTAGTGTTGATACATTGTCTCCATCAAAGTTTTTACCCATTGGAGTTGCTCTATAAAGCTTAATTGCCAATGGCATAATCATTTCTTCTAATGCAGTTACAGTATCAATAGTAACAAACTTATAAGGATTGCCGGCAGCTTTAATTGCTTTACCAGTATCTAACAATTCTTGTAAGTTACTAACTTTTACTTTTAAAGCATCAACATACTCTGCACCATTCTCAAGATCAAGAATTAAATTATTATCTAAGCCTGCATAAGCAGTAGTTTTACCAGTCTTTGGCTTAGAATAAATTACAATTCTCTTGGGATTCTGTCTCTCTGCTTTTACTTTACTTGTTGGAAGTACTATACTCATATTACTTTAGTTTTTGTGCTAGTTTTTCAAAATCATTAGCTATTCTTAACAGAATATCAGAAGCTGATTCTTCTGAAGATACCACTTCTTCTTTAACAGCATATTCTTCCTCAAAATCCGGAAACAAAGACTTTTGCAATCTTGGTAATTCTTCTTCTATTAGCTCTTTTACAGGAGCTTCTGTTTTTCTTTTCTCATACAAAGCATAAGTAATCTCTGTACCATCCTTTAGAACTGCAGCTAGTTCAGAAACCGGAACAGTATAAAGAATAAAGGGTTCTCCTTTAAAGTTTGTACCAGCTTTTGTTTCATATTCTTCTGCATAGAATGGATTATACTTATACTTAAATAGCTGTCTATCTTCAAAGAAAGGAACAATATCTGTGATATTACCTTTCTCATCATTGACATTATCATAGAACTCCATGTAAATGTCTTCACCTTTTCCTATCTCAGACTCAAATAATTGAACCTGTCTACCAAACTTACCTTTTTGGAAAAAGGCAGTCTTGATAATAAAGAAAGGATCTGCATTACCTAGAACTCTAAAAGTATCCATGTGTTTAACAAAAAATTCTTTTTCTTTTTCTTTTCTAATGTTCATTCCTTTGTTTTTTAAATTGACATTTTCTTAGTTGCTTGCCCAGGTGTGTCTATTTCAACAATCCTCATAGTTGTTCTATCAAGTTTAAAGAAACTTATCCTTGTGGTACCATTTCTAGATTTTAAGAAGTGAAAGACTAATATGTCTTCATCATTAATAATAAATCTCTCTGGTCCATACTGTCTGATCTTTCTTATAGAAGGTTTGTTAATACCCATAACTACATCAGCATGTTGCAATAAAGCATCTGAGCCATATATATCAGAATCTAATACATAATTTCCATATTCACCATCTCTCTGTCTATCAGGAGAATCAATATTTCTATTAAGTTGGCTTAATACTACAAAAGCAATTGGATATTTCTTTTTCATAATGGTGAGAGCCTCACCTAAGCTATTTAACATCTCAAATTTATCTTTTTGTCCTCTACCAACTCTAAATAGTGCTGAATGATCTATAGTAATCAACATGTTTGTATATTCCCCATCCTCTTTCTTGTGTTGTTCCATTTCATAATGAATGGTAGCACACATTTCATCAACTGTACATGAATCATAAACTACATTTATAAAGTCTTTATCAATAGACTTTTCATAATACTCAACACATTTATAGAATACTTTCTCATCTATAGGATTTCCACCCTTGCTCATTAATGTATTGTAATCAGAACCTGTATTCAGACTTAATTTTCTTATTCCATTGGTTTCATCAACCATTTCCATCTGGAACTTTAAAACTCTAAATTCTTGGTCAGTGTTGTGATCTA